CTAACACCACCAAAAAAACAAAATAATCATAAATAGTTTAAAGTAACCTATATAGAGGAAAAATACCATGGCACTTATTTCACCCGGAGTACAAGTAACCGTAACTGATGAAAGTCAGTATACTCCAACAGCGGCAGGTTCAATCGCTTACTTACTTGTTGCTACGAAACAAGATAAACTTACTCCAGCAGGAACAGTTGCACCTTACACAACAGCGGCAAACGCTGGTAAAGTGTTTAATATTACTAGTCAAAGAGATCTAGTAACAAAATTTGGTTCAATTGCTTTTGAAGTGGATTCAGCTGATAATCCTCTACATGGTGATGAACGTAACGAATACGGTATGTTGGCAGCCTACAGCGCACTTGGTGTATCTAATCAAATGTACATACAACGTGCCAACGTTGACTTAGCACAATTAGAAGGCACAAGCATTCGTCCAACTGGTGAACCAGCTGATGCGACATATTGGTTAGATATAAGCACTAGTGGTACTGAATGGGGTATCTATAGATTTGGTTCAGACGGAAACGCTTTTGTTAAATCAACTCCAAGAATTATATCAAACACTGCACAAGTAATTGGTACAGTTCCAATTAGCTCAGTAGGGTCCATTGGTGAATATGCTGTAGTTACTACAAGTTCTTCAAATCCAGTATACTACAAAGGTTACGACAATACTTGGGCATTAGTTGGTAGTGATGATTGGAAAGACAGAGTTCCGACTATAACAGGTAGCATTGCTAACCCAGCTAACTTGGCCATTGGTCAAACAATGAGGATTAACGCTTCAAATATTACATTAACAGGTAGTACAGTCACAGTTGCAGCCAGTGATATTAATACAGCATCTATTACAGGTGTTAGTGCTAGAGCAAATGCGTCAGGACAACTTGAACTTTTTGCTGATAGCCTAGCTACAAGTGATGGAGCAACAGCAGACGGCCAATTAAGAATTGAAATTGGTGGAACAAACGGTATTCCTGGAACAGATTGTTCCATTAGATTAGGTCTATGGACAGCATATGATTCCGGTAATCTTAAAACAGTGCTTGGACCAACAGTAGCGTTTGATACATATCGAAATGTTCCGGCATGGAGAGTAACAGACACAAACCCACGCCCAGCTGGATCAGTCTGGTTTAAAACATCAGCGACAGGTACTGGTGCTAATTGGGGTATTAAACAATACAGCACGACTACAGAAACTTGGAGCTTACTAACTGCTCCGTTATATGCAGACGACAATGCCGCCATATATGGACTAAGTCCAGTAGCAGGCGGTGGTGACTTAGTCGCAGGGTCTGTTTATGTAAAATATGATACATTAGGCACAACAACCGGTACATTTAAACTATATCGCAAATTTGTAGCTGGCATATTAAAAATTACAGGTACAGCGGCTGGCGGAAGTGAGACATACACCATTGGTAATTCGTTTACTATGGAAGTATCAGTACCAGGATCAGCATCAACACAATCAGCAACAGTAACATTAACTGGAACCACAGCAACTTCAATGGTAGCAGACATACTTTCTGCAAACTTGCCAAATATTGTTGCCGCAATTGAAAGCAGTGGTGCTATTAGTATTAGTCATCTAGCTGGTGGTACTATTAAACTTACGTATGTTACCGGTACTCCAATAACAACAGCAGGTCTACTTTCTGACAATAATATACAAATTATATCAGGAGGAAGTGTATACCTTGCTAGTCCGTTTAGAGCACTAACATATACATACTCTACAACTGCTCCTTACAGCAATCCGGGTGATGGAACATATTGGTATTACAATTCAGCATTAGCTGTTGACATCATGATCCAGAGTGGCTCAGGTTGGAAAGGCTATCAGAACATAACCAATGACTCACGTGGATATGACTTGACACTTACAGATCCAAGCGGTCCTATACTAAGTGCAACACAACCCACATACCAAGCAGACGGAACTAGTCCAGTGGTAGCGGGTGATTTATGGGTTTCTACAGGTGATTTAGAAAACTATCCTAAAATTTATAGATACAATGGATCAATATGGGAACTGATAGACAATACTGATCAAGTAACTACGGACGGTATCCTATTTGCGGATGCACGTTGGGACACAGACGGAAATAAAAATCCAGTCACTGATGATCTAGTAGCTATCTCTACATTAGGAACTAGTGATTACATTGACGATGACTGTCCTGACTATAGATTATATGCTCGCGGAACACTACTATGGAACACACGTAGAAGTGGATACAATGTTAAACGATTTGAAAGCACATGGTTCTCTAATCCAGCTAGTTTCTCTGGTGCAGTAGTTCCAACAATCAAAGCATCTTGGGTAAGCTCAAGCGGCAATGATGCAGATGGCGTTCCGTATTTTGGACACAAAGCACAGCGTAATATTGTTGTTGAAGCTATGAAGTCAGCAATCGCATCAAGCACAGCGTTACGTGAAGAAAATACACAGTTTAATATCATTGCTTGCCCTGGATATCCAGAACTAATGCAAAACATGATTACATTGAACAATGATCGTAAGCAGACAGCATTTATCATTGGTGATTCACCATTGACATTGAATGTAAGTAACATACAGGCATGGATACAGAATACTAACCTAGCACAAGACAACGGTGAAGATGGCTTGGTAAGTTCGAGTGAATACCTAGGTGTTTACTATCCATCTGGTTTTGCAACAGACTTAGCAGGCGAAAGTGTTGTTGTTCCTCCAAGTCATATGATGTTGCGTACAATGATACGTTCAGACAATGTTAGCTATCCTTGGTTTGCACCAGCTGGTGTACGCCGTGGCTTAATTGACAATGCTACAAGTATCGGTTATATTGATGTTGCAGATGCTAACACATTCAAGTCGATTGGTGTAACTGTTGGCGTTCGTGATGTGTTGTATGCTGACAGAGTTAACCCATTAACAGTACTTCCAGGTGTCGGATTAGTGGCATATGGTCAGAAAACTAGAGCCGCTACAACATCAGCATTGGATAGGATTAATGTATCAAGACTAACTGCTTATCTAAGATTGGTCTTAGACAAAGTTGCTCGTCCGTTCATATTTGAACCAAATGATACAATTACACGTAACCAAGTTAAATCAGCATTTGAAAGTGTATTAAACGATCTAGTTGCTAAACGTGGTTTATACGATTACCTAGTAGTATGTGATACTTCAAACAACACACCAGATCGTATTGATCGAAATGAATTGTATGTTGACATCGCTATTAAACCAGTTAAAGCAATTGAGTTTGTTTACATCCCAGTAAGGATTGTTAACACTGGTGCTAGCTTAACAACAACTTAATATGCGTAGTTAATAGGAGAGGAAACTCTCCTATTCCTCAACGCAAAAACAGGTAAATACTATAAAGCATTAAAAGAAGCATTAAAAGGACAATAAAATGGCAACAGCATCATTAAGTAAATTTACAGTACCGTTAAGTACTAACCAAAGTGCAACAAGTCAAGGCTTGTTGATGCCTAAACTAAAGTTCCGCTTTCGCGTAACTTTTGAGAATTTTGGGGTTAGTCAACCGTCAACTGAATTAACAAAACAAGTTATTGACTTTACTCGACCAAAACTAAGTTTTGAAGAAATGATTATTCCAATTTACAACAGTAAAGTTTATCTAGCTGGTAAACCAACTTGGGAAACTGTGGTTTGTACCTTGCGTGATGACGCAGGTGGCGAAGTTACTAAACGTGTTGGTGAACAACTACAGAAACAATTTGACTTTATGGAACAAGCATCAGCAAGTTCTGGAATTGATTACAAATTCCTTACACGATTTGAAGTGCTTGATGGTGGTAATGGCGTGCATGAAGCAACAGTTCTTGAAACTTGGGAACTATATGGTTGCTATCTATCAAATACTGATTACGCAGATGCTAACTATGCAACTAATGAACCAATGACAGTTGCAGTGACTATACGTTATGATAATGCTATCCAAACACCACTTGAAACAGGTATTGGTACATTAGTAGGTAGAACATTAGGTACTACAATTACTGGTTAATACAGACGAAAAATAAAATAAACTAGCCCAGCTTAAAAACCTGGGCTTTTTTTTCGGATAAATACTGTATAATCGGAGTACAACGATGGCAGGGTTCTTTAATCAGTTCTTAAAACAAGTAGGCACAGGCGATGAAATACATGATTGGCAACATGCCTCACGTACTTTCATTGATAGCTTATATAGACTAAGTCCTAAGATTGGTACAGTATACCATGTCTTTATGGACCTAAATCCAATGGTAGCACAGATAGATCAAAACAGTCAAATTGAAATAGGTATGATGGCCAAGAGTGTAGCATTACCTAAATTTTCAATATCAACAAAAACTTATAATGCGTACAATCGTAAAAACATAGCACAAGAAAAGATTAACTATGATCCGTTGAATATTACATTCCATGATGATTCAGCTGATGTGGTGCGTGACTTTTGGTATGGATATTATTCCTACTACTATAGAGACGCTGACCACCAAGAACCTATATATAATCAAGATCACAAATATAAGAAAAGACAAGAACAAGGGTGGGGTTTTACACCACTAGGTGGCCAAGGACAACAAAACTATATTAATGCTATACGTATCTATAGTTTACATCAAAAGAACTTTAGCTCATACACTTTAATTAGACCAACGATACAATCTTTCCAACACGGGCAACATACATCAGGTGAGTATGCTCCAATGGAACATAATATGACAGTGGCGTACGAAGCAGTACAGTATGCAACTGGCCCAGTAAGTGAAGGGACAGTATTAGGATTTAATACTATACATTATGATCATAGTCCTAGCCCACTAACTTCGCTTGG